AGGCTGGCTTGGTGATGGGATTCGTCAATCAGGGGTAAATCAGGTCGCTGTACTCTGTGAGGGTAAGCGCTGTCGTCCCATCGCTACCGGGCTGTTTTTCAGTAATTATCCAGCGCGTGGCGTCGAGCTCCTCAGTCGTGGCAATCACATATCTCGATGGGGATTGCACCTGATACCCGTCATAAATATTCAGGTCGATAGCCGGGATAGCAGCAGTAAACCCATAATCGGTATCACTGCGCGGCGTGGCCGGATAACGGGCGGTTATGTTTCCCATGCTGTCGGTAATCATGACGTACATCGCTCCTATGAATGTGATCCGCTCATTCGTTTCGAAATCGTTGCCCGAGCGATTGACGATATAGCCCGCCTGATGGTTTGTGTCGTAGGTATCTGGCACCTGGACCATATCCCCTACGTTGCACCACTCGCCATCCGCCAGCGCCGTTATGCCCATGCTCATACGCGAGTAGATAAGGCGGCGACACTCTTTCTGTGCGCGGTAGTCGGCCTGAAAATCATCGCGGACATACATCATCTCGAATTTTTTCGCCTTGGCTGGTGCTCCAAGCTCAATCTGGTCATTTCGCACACGATAGCGGATGAACGCCTGTTTGTTGGTAGTTGGATTGCGGTACTGCACCTCAACGCCGTCATACCCACCCGGCAACGTCATTTCATAACTCAGCGAATAGCCCGCGTCTGTGGTATTGGAACGGTTAAACACGGTTGCTGGCGCTGTCCGCTTCTTATCCAGCGTGAACGACAATATCCCGTCATCCCAGAACACAGTGACCCCGGCAGCATCGCAAATTGTCTCCATCCTCTGACCTAGGGAAACATCCTCATCATCAAACGTGTAGTCAAAATATGACAGGCGCGGATCAATGGCATCCAGCTCAGCCTGAATCAAGTAGAGGCCATTAATATCAATAGAGCTCTCAGCCTGCTCGCCCACCACCAGCCAGTTATACAGTGCGATATCTGAGAATTTACGGGATGCCCGTAACCTGTAATCAACAGACTGTGTGGTCATGTTGTAGCTGATCACATGGCGATTAATCAGGGCGTTATATTTCCGGTCGCGGGCGCTGGTGGCATTTTTCGTCTGACGCACAGTGACCCTGACCAGCGTGTCGTTCGGGTAGCTCACATTGTTGCGGATATTGACGCCGTGAATCGCCTCAACTTTCAATCGGCTCTTGTCACTGCTGTTATCAGTCCTCTGAAAACTCACCGAGTAGCGTCCATACCCGCCGACAGGGGTGATTTTGTCGGTGCGGTAAAACGTCTCTGAGGTGGATTGGTGCGGGGTAGTCTGCCGGTAGGTAAACGTCTCAGATGTGCCAGGAATCTGAGCATTGTTCGCATCCACTTTCCAGATCGTCAGCCGCCAGTTGGTCTCTGATTTGCCACCCAGCGCGGACTGTGTATGAATCCACAATTGCGATGATTCAACCGGCGAGAAAAACGGTCCTATCACAAGCGCCTGATTATCATTGAGAACAAATTTGGAGGTGTTTATAGTGGCCGTTGAAATGTATGAGACATTAGATCCCTCAATCTCACTCAACACGAAATTATAATAATAGACCGGCTCCGTCTCTGGCCCCTCGCTCGTCTCGTCTGCAGAAATCAGGTTTCCGGAGAGAGTAAAATCCTGCGTTACGCTCCCCCTGGCTGTGGGGTACGTCGCGTTGATCGTAAACTCCACGGCATGGGGCAGAGCCAGCCCCATAAAATAATCAAAAGTCGCCTCCTTGGCGATTTTCATCAGAATCTGTCCACCAGCATAGTTACCACTGATCACGCTGGTGGCTGATGCAGACTCAATCGGAAAATCGTCAGATTCGTTTTTACCCGGCACATCCTGACCATCCACATCATCAAACTGATAGCCCTCCTGGATAGTTCCGATGATGTCGCCAGGGTTGTAGATGGTGAATGACGCCCCGGCCATCGATCCTAGATTCGATTCAGAGAATCGCACGGAGCTGACCGTATACCGGCCCAGGCCAAAATTCATAAACTCAGTCAGATATTTCAGGTTGTCCGAGTACTCAAAAAGAGACTCCTGAATGAGGTCAGGAAACGCTCGGATGAGCCCAAAATTGTCAGGTTTGGCTTCGCCGTTGCGCGCCAGGTTTGTCTGCCCCTTGAGACTGTTATTGGAGGAGGTTTTCGTCTGACCAGTATTACCAATACCTGGCATTTTTATGAGACTGGCCAACACCTTTTTAGTAAATTTGATGGGGTTGAAGTGTTCGAAGGGGTTTAAAAGTGTTTTGGCGAGGCCGCCTGAACGCGGCTGATCAAAAATGATAATCTGGTCGTTTTCCTCCAGTGCAAAACCAATCTCATCATCGTCTCTCAGCTCAACCCCATTCCGGTTTATCCGAACATCCCGGTGAAGCTGCTGCTGTTCCAACCACTCACTGAAAACCTGCCCGGCCTCTACATTGACGCGTTCTTTAGGCAGCCCCGGTACGCGCTGAATCTGAATGATCGGCATAAGCTTTAAACTCCACTCTGGTAAAAAGTTTTTTAATCGTGCGGATGCTATCGGCTCTTACATTCCCGCACTCGCCCCGGCTATGCAGAGCCATGCCGTCAACCGTCAGGCCAACATGAACGGGCTGAGCGCCGTAGTAGGCAATGAAAATGCCGCCATCCCGGAAAATCTCCGTGTCATCCCAGAAAATCACCTCCTCCGCAAAGCAGCTCATAAAGTCGCGTCCTGATTCATAGTCCTGAGAGTGATGAATCTCGATACCCAGCACATGCCGGTAGTAGAGGACCACCAGCCCCCAGCAGTCCATAGCCTCAAATGTGCAGGCGCGATCTGCCCACGGCACACCCGTCACCCTCTCAATGAATTCTGATTTACGCATTCTGGAGTCCTGGGAATTCCTCTGGGGTATAGAGTTGGGAGATGTTGTTGTTCAGTGGGTTTTTCAGCGTCAGACTGACAGTAACGTCTGAGGCGTCCATGCTCACGTCGCTCACGTATAGCGTCCAGGGCTTAAGCGGCGTGTTCATGTCGGAGGCATCAAAACGCATGTAGGTTGCTGAGATGGGTGTGATCCGCCCTGTACCCCTCCATAATTTCAGCTGCTGCTTAAAATCCTGAGCCATGCGAGCGAACTTTAGCGTACTGTTGATTACCGGCGTGCTGCTTTGCTGGCTCTCAGTAATCTCCATCATGCAGGGTGTATAAACCTCGCCCGCAAAAGTTTTGGGGAATATCTGTTTATCCACCAGCCGGACGTAGCCAAACTCCGGGTTATAAAAGGTTATGGTGTCGTAGAGAATCCGGTTAGGGCGGCGGCTTTTGAATTCACGGAAAGTCGGCATTATTCCACCTTGGGTAGTGATTCTTTATCGCGTCCATCGGGATAGCCGGTGACGATTATGTCCAACCAGCTGGCCCACGGCGGCGGGAACTCGATCAGATAGTCATCGAACTCGTCATCAGAGTTTTTCAGCTCTCTGGCAACAACGTTCCCGGTCCATGTAAACGTGGAGCCTTTCTGGCTCCATGTCGGAAATGCTGTGAAATGCAGCTCCTGAACCTCAATACCCGTATCCCCTGTACCGGTCGAAACGCGCATGTTGAACCACTGATTACCGTTATCCAGATAATTAGGGCTGCGTAACCACTGAGTGAACGCCCTGTGCTGGGCTGCGGTGAATACCCATGTCAGGTTGAACGACGTTTTCAGATCGTCAGTTAATTTCTGGAAAATGGGCGCACCAACCTGTGGCTGGTCAGTGCGAAACCCTGTATCGCTGGTGGGGTTTTTATTGGATTTCTGAGCCAGTGGAAGCCACTCGGGGTAATCAATTGCCATATCATTCCTCAGCAAACAAAAAACCCGCCGTAGCGGGTCTGTTAAACAATCTCATGGGTGCAGGTGGGTAGTTGATGAGTCTGTGACAGTTATTCCCTCGCTCTCCTCTGCGTTTGCAGATTACTGGTAATTGAGGCACTCATTGGCCCACCCTGGTCCATATCCATGATGAACGCCTGAACGGTTAGCGTGTTACCGCTCTGTGTTGCCTGTGCGTCATAGGTATGCGAGCCTGAGGTGTAATCATTGAACTCAATAGAGACCTGAATTTGCCCGCTGCTGCCAGAGTTGATGTCCTTATTGCTGATCACCTTGCCATTATCACCGGGGATCATGAACTGCTTGCCACTGCTGGCCTGATAGATTTCAGGCATGCCACCTTCACCTACCTGATACATAGAGCCCGCTGACACCGGCCCGCCGTTTTTGCGTTTGCCTGACAATGCAGTAATCAGCCCGAATGACGCCAGAAGCGCCGCACCACCTACTACAGCCGCAGCACCAAATGAACCGATAGATGCGACCAGAGCAGCGGGCAACCATGCCGCCAGCGTTGTACCTGCTGCTGCTGTACTCGCTGCTGTCGTGGTTGCAGTCCCGGCCACGGATGCTGCCGTTGTAGTTGTGATGGCTGTTGTTTGAGCTGCAGCCCCCATCACTGAAGAGCGGACCCATTCAGCACCCATTTGAACGAAGGAGTTGATCAGTGTGTTCAGCGCATTGCTGGCAAGAGAGGACACCGCCTCTCCGGCTGCCATGCTCCCCGTAATCATCCCTGTGAATGCGTTAGATGCACTCCCGGCAATAGAGTCAAACGAAGCAGCCAAGGCTTCATTACCTGCGTTCTGATTGCGCCATAACTGCCACATAGCTGCTGTACGTTGTTGCTCGTACTCCGTATTGGCCGCCGTGCGTAGTGCAAGCCCCTGCTGCTCAGTGATGGTTTTATTGGCCTCAAACTGCTGGATTAATGCCAGTTTCTGGGCGTTCTCGTTTGCCAGTTGCTGAACCGGATCAACTGTACCGGCAGCAGATTGCTGTGGTGTAACTACCTGGTCAGCGCGAATTTTAGCGAGATTAACCTGGTGCTCCTGCTCAAGGCGTTCTGAGAAGGCGTTAAATTGCGCCTGACTAATCTTTTTGGCGGTTAGCGCAGCCTGCAGATCAGCCACATCCTGTTTATAGCTGGCATTCTCTTTAGTCTCGGGCAGGAGTTTTTCGGCTGCTGCCTGAGCGCGGATGGCGTTGCTGGCGTCCCATTTGGCGGCGGCATACTCCCCGGCCTGTTTAATATCTGCCTGAGTGGCAGCGCTGCCGAGGGACTGCTGAGCGGCAAGAATCGCCTGTTCGCGACTGAGTTGGCGCGTTGAATCAGCCACCAGCTCCGATTGCTGCTTCAGGTTAGCCAGTTTCTGGGCTATGGATTGTGCCTGGGTCTCTGCTTTCTTCCCTGCTGACACCCCATCACTGGTTTCTTTATTGCGGGCCTTCTCCGCGAGCTGCAGGTCGTACTGAGCACCAGCCAACTGGCCTGCAGCGTTGATCTGATTCTGGTTCCCTCCCCTTTCAGTCGCCTCCATCCTCGCCTTAGTGACCGCACGAAGACGCTTATCGGTGATGGCCAGAAGCGTATTTTCATCCTCTAACGCTTTGTTATAGGCGTCGGCCTTTTCACTGCGGGGTATCTGCAGGCTGGTGGAGTTGAATTTTTCCTTTGCCCGGCTGGCGAAATCAATCGCGGTTCCGAGCTGCCTCATCAGGCCGGATGTTAAACTGGCCTCATGTCCGTCACGTTTCAGCAGGTCAATCCCCTGTACAAACGTCCCATTCATCTGAGCGCGCAGCATGCCTGTTTTGTTGACCGTCTGGCTCAGTTTGTTCTGTGCAGTTTCATTGGCGGCGAGTAGTTGAGTGTGCTCACTCTGAGCGTCTTTTAGCTCAGAGAGGGTCATCCTGTATAAAAGACTACCCTCCTGCAAATAGCTCAGAGTGCGCCGCAAACGAGCCTGCTGCAGCTCATTAGCTTCCAGTGTTGCCTGGTTGTCCTTGATTGCATCAGCCTGGGCTTTTATGGACCGGGTGGCATTATCAATCTGAGCGGCGAGCTGCACCTGACTCATGTTTTTCATTTTGGCAATTACGCCATCGAGCTTGTCAGCAAAATCGATGCTTTCCTGCCGTGCCTGCTGCATTTTCTGATAGAAATAGAAAATCCCGGCAGCCGCTATCATTGCCACACCAGCAGGGCCACCAATCAACGCAAGCGCCCCTCTGGCGAGCCCGCCAATAGTCGTAGTTGCCGCCGCTGCGGCGGCTGCTGCCGTTCTGGTTGCTGCTGCCTCAGCAATCTGAGCCTCTGCATAGGTGGCAGAACGCTGGATGGCCACAGATTTAATGGCGATGAGGTTTTCAAGTGCGAACGCCTCCGCCGCCGATCCTCTGGCGACGTTGTACTCAGCTTGAGCCAGGGCAAGGTTTGATAACGCCTGTTCTTTATCCAGACTTGTTTTCAGCACCGTCACGCGAGCGGCGTTAGCGGTGGCTGCAGTTGATTGAGCAGTGGCCGTGGCCTGCGCTTTCGCCGCGAGGGCGTCATCTATGCGCGCTTTCGTTGCCAGCGCCAGTGCGCCTGTGAAACGCGCACCAAAAATCACAGCCGCCACACCAATCGCATTGGCGACTAAATCAAGATTCTGGCTGAGTGAAATCACCGCGTCGTTAAACACACGGATAGATGTTGAAACGGTGGTGCTTTCTCCGACAAATTTTGTGATGTTGTTGCTGGCTACAGTGAAAGCCTGACCCATTGTCAGCGCTGTGTTGGCAAATTCTTTGGCAATCGCATCACTCTGTTTGAGCAGGCCATTAACCACTACTTCGGTCGTCAGCTTGCCCTCTGCCGCCATATTGCGGAGCTGCCCGATGGTAACGCCCAGAGAATCAGCCAGCGCCATAGCGAGGCGGCTACCATTCTCCGAGATGGAGTTAAACTCCTCCCCGCGCAGAACGCCTGACGCCAGCGCCTGAGACAGTTGCGTCATGGTGGAGCTGGCCTCCTCCGTGGTTGCCCCAGAAACCGCTAACCCCTTGTTGATTGTCGAGGTGAGTGTAATGAGGTCTTGGGTGCTCGTCCCCGCGCTGCGTGTTGAGCGCTCAAGGCGGCCATAGAGGGTTGATGTAGCCTCCAGACCGGCGCGAGTATCCTGCGAAATATCGAAAACGCGCTGAGTAACGTCAGCCAGAGATTCACTTGCCCGGACTGAGTTAACCAGTTTGTTATTAACCGTCACCCACTCGTTACCGTACTGCGCAATCTGTTGCACCGATATGGCGGCCATTACACTACTGGCTACGGCGCTCAGGCGTGACATAGTGCGCTGCAGGGTTGCCACTGAGCGTTCTGCGCGGGTCACATTGGTGTCAAGACGTCCTACGGTTCCGCTCATGCCACTGAGGGCGGCATCTACCTCACGGCGGGCCGCCAGCAGGCGGGCGGTGTCCATGTCCACCTCGTAGACGATGCTGCCAGCGTTTACTGAACCTGCCATTATCTATTCTCCGGGCATAAAAAAACCCCGCCTGAGCGAGGTATGTGATTTGGACGTTTACGATCAGGCAGCTTTGGCGCGGCGTTTCTCGCGACGAGCAAAATAATCATCTGCTGCCTGGTCATACTCTTCTCTTGTGTAACCCTTTTGAGCGGGGTATTTAGCGGCCAGCATCAGCTGAAATTCTGTCATCGTCAGCTGCTGCGCTTCGTCCCGGCTGATGCCAAAATGGGTACGGGCAGCGCTGATATACTCAAACGCGTTAAATTCGTTTGTGGTCGCGCCGCTCTCATTGCGCTGCAACTGGCGCACCTTGGCTTTTCCAATGATGCCGTGCGTGATTAGCGATTGGGCGATCAGGACCATATCGAAATCATCCATTAACCCTTTGCGGCGCTTGAACGGTCTCCCTTTTATCTTTGCCGCTCTGAACTCACCGACCAACGTAGTCAAATCATCACTACTGCATGCCTCCAGCACGGTTATTGCAGCCACCAGCGCGCGTTTGCCGTAGGTGCTGGTGCGGATGTGATCAATCAGCCACAACGGGATGCGTCCATATGCAGCCAGCGCACGCTCTGTCAGTGGGGTAATTTCGTCGCTGTGCAGGTCAGCGAATACTTGAACGATTTCCTGTGGCTCACCAATACGCATCATGTTGATGAACGAGGGGCGAAACAGATAATCGGCGTCAGGGGTGCTAATCAGGCACTCACCAACCTCTTTCATTGGGACCATGACTGTTCTCCTCAGTAATCATTGTGTGGGCCTCACAGGAGACCCAGGGAATGATCACTACGCGGTCACGGTTACAGCGAAAACGGCTGTGAATGATCCATCGGTAGTAGTTACGGTGATATTGGCAGTGCCTGCTGTCGCTACAGATGGGGCGCTGACCGTCACCGTGTTGCCTTTGATGGTTGCAGTAGCGCGCGCTGGTACAGATGAGGCGACGGTAAACGTTGTATCTGACGCATCAGCTGGCGCAACGTTTACGGTGAAGCTGGTGGTTGCTCCTGCGGCAATGCTGGCGCTGGTGGGTGTGACCGTTACGCCGGTCACGGCTTCGTCTTCTCCATCAGGCTCAATTTCGAAGGTCGTGCCCTCGTTAAGTTTCAGCTCAAGGCTATAGGTCACGATTTCTTTAACACCACCGCCGTCACTGAGGCCAGATGCCACCATATAACCGATGTGATAGTAGTTACCCCAATGGAAACGCATCCATACCGTTGGATTACGGCGCGCCTTAACTTCATCAACGAAATATTTGGTGAATTGCTGAATGCCAAACTCATCAGAACGATCGTTAACGCGAACCTCACCCTCAATCGAGTAGGTTGGGTCCAGGCTGGCAATCATGGTTGAGGTAAACCCGCCATCGTCTGCGTCTGACGTCAGTGATTCGGGGCTCATATCCCATGTTGCCGATGTCGGTAGCCCGAGTAATTTCCACTCTGCTTCGCCCGGACGAGCATCCGCGCAACCATAGGCCAGTTCAAGCGTTTTGGCCCGGCCAATAAGACGGTCAAACGTGCTTTTGCACCCTTCCATATAATGTCCTCATTTCATAAAAAAGGGCCGCCTGAGCGACCCTGTAAGTTCAAAAATTTTTATTCGCCGTAGAGGCAGGAAAACATCAGGCGATAAACCAGACGCCCCTCCGTAGTAGGGATTGGTGCAGGTATTCCGCCCATGTTGGTGATCTGCCCCAGGCAGGGATTGCCTGTCGGATTCGATTTGACGTGCTCGATAATGTCCTGCACGGCAGCGTCTGCCCGGCCATTCCTCCCTTTAGCGCCAACCACATCGACCATCACATAATATTCAGCGCTGATCACAGCATCGACTGGCGTGCCACCAGCCGGACGGAAAACCATAAATGCCTCACCCTTATTGCCGGTGTCATTCCACGTCAGCAACTGAGTGGTAAACCCTGTGGTCAGTCCCGCATCAACAAAATGGTTACGCACACGGGTGTGCATTGGGGGGGTCATAACGACATTTCCTTTTGCACAACGCGATCAATAACGTCGCGGCTTTCCTCAAACCCTTTGGTCAGGAATTCTTTCTCTGCCGTAGAGCGGCGAAACTGCTGCCGGATTGCCGGATCGTGAACATAGGCCGCATAGCTGGCGGTGTAGCCCACGCGACCGGTAATGCGGGTGCCATTAACTACGATTTCACGAAACTGGCTGTTCAGCAGGTATGACGTAT